GCTCACGTAGAAATGATGGGATTCCTGGGTATCGGTAACAACCCGATGGTAGGTTGTACAGTAGCTTGTGCAGTTGACGTTGCTACTGCTTTGAATAAGTAATTCTATACTTAATCAAGATAATAAATCCCTGTAACTGTAATGGTTATGGGGATTTTTATTTTATCTATACCCCATAAATAAAAGATAATTCCCTATTACTTTTTGCTTGCTTTTGCTTCTTATAAATAGTTGTAGGTAGATTCTGAAATTGAAGCTGAATATCGCTTTATTTAAGCTTGTTTTTTAAGGTTAAGAAGTGGCTGATTATCCTTAAAATGGAGCTAAAATGAAGCTATTTTGTGACCAATTTGTGACCATTTTCCTCTTTTTTCAAAAGTGGTCACAAAATTTCAATTAACCATCTATATTACAAATAGATATATCATTCTTAAAGAACTTCCATAAGTCTAATTTTAAATGATAGAACAATGGTAAGAAGTTCATTTTCTATTCTCTTTTTTATAAGAGAAAGTAAAGCAAGAAAGAATGGTAATGTTCCTATTGAAGTTATGATTACTGTAAATGGTGAAAGAAACTCTTTCTCCACAGGCAAACAAATAGCTATTGAAAAATGGGACAAAACCAAACAGCAAGTAAAAGGAAAAGACCAAGAGACACAGAATCTCAACAATTATTTAAAAGCGATTAAAGCGAAACTCTATCAGAAAGAAGCAGAACTTTTGGAAAGAGGCTTTATCATAACTGCCCAAATTCTTTATGACGCTTACTTTGACAAAGTGGAATCCATTAAAGAAAGAAGTCTGTTTGAAGTCTTTGAAGAACACAACCAAGAACAAGAAAAGTTGGTAGGCAATGGAGTTTCTAAAGCTACTCATTGGGTGTCTGTCTATACCATCAGATTACTAAGGGAGTTTGTTCAACAGAAGTACAAACGAGAAGATTTATACTTACGTGAACTGAATCTAAACTTCATCCAATCCTTCCATTCATTTTTAAGAATTGATAAGGACATGGCACAAAACTCATCTACAAAACATCTAAAGCTATTGAAGAAGATTATTAACCTATCAGTAGCCAACTCCTATATGGCGTTCAACCCATTCTCTACCTATAAAGTAGAACGAGAACCCGTAGATATAGATTTTTTGGACGAAGAAGAATTGAGGAAGATTATCAACTTTGATACTCCCCTGCCAAGATTGGAGCGAGCTAAAGATATGTTCCTCTTTGGATGTTTCACTGGGCTTAGTTACATTGACATTAAGACCTTGACACTAGAACACTTTGAAAAAGACAATGCAGGCAGAATATGGATTAAGAAACGCAGGGTTAAGACTGGAGTTCTATCACGCATCCCCCTACTCCCTATTGCCAAACTGATACTGGATAAGTACAAAGGTGGAGAGAAATTACTTCCAATTCAAGACCCAGCAGATATAAACAAATACCTAAAAGATATAGCTATCTTGTGTGACATCAAGAAACGAATCACATTTCATACAAGCCGCCATACATTCGCCAGCACCGTTACTTTAGCCAATAATATTTCATTGGAAGTCGTTTCTAAGATGCTTGGTCATACCAATACCAGAATGACTACTCATTATGCCAAACTGATAGATAAGTGCATAGGTGAACAGATGGACAAGCTCATGGACACATTTACAGGAGATTCCAACTACTAAGCCTTACAAACTATGATTATCCCACTTGCAGTTATTGTGAGTGGGATTTTCTTTTTTACTTTTGCACATAAACCATTACACCAAGATATGCAACCAATAGATAAGTTTACTAATTTAGATGCTGTTTATCCTACTACTGACGCAAGAGAAGAAGATATAATCTTGGATTATGTTTGGGATTTCGCCATGTTTATCCATCCAGCAGAAGCCAAAATCATAGATGATAGATTTGCACTGGAAGGCAGCTATGCCATACCAACTTTCAAGAAAAGGTACAATGAAGGATTAATAGATATGCCACTCACCTATAAGGAATATAAAAAGAATGATGAATTGCAGACTGCCATTTCAACTTTGGGAATGGACGCTGATAAATTCTGGTTTGCCCTATTGTTTATAAAGGACTATGTAGATGGGGAATCTTGGCAAGTTTCAGAACGTGGCAAATCTCCAGCAGATGAAGTCAAGCAACTACTTGAAACCATATACCAATATGAAGAAGCCCCTAATGCCAATCCTCTTACAGACCATATAACATTTAAACAAGAACTTACTTTATCCTTACAACTAAACGGAAAAATCATCCATAAAATAGCCTCAGCCAATGCTATTAAATTCATACAATTATGCTGTCAAGAACACTTAGAAGATTTAAAACCCAAAAACGAATTTGACATAGCACATTTGAATGATAATATAGAAATGGTGAGTTACCCGAGACAAGAACAAACTAACACAAGCACAACCAAAAGAATCTGTCTGTTTGCCCAAAGATTCAAATTATTTTTTGATTCTTTATCGCCAGCTTTCACTAATTACAGGAAAGGAGAAAAAAACGCATATAATGTAACATTTCTAATTTCACAGCTAATCTGCCTTACTGGAATATCAGATAACGAAGATTTTAAGACCGACAAATCCACCTTAAAAGGATATTTAAGTAAAAACAAAAATTTAAATTGGGATGTCTATAACCAATTTTATTAATAATCAACGACTTATCTAAGGGAGAGTAACATCTCCCTTATTTTTTACACTCTCATATCCCAATAGCATCTCTCTATCTTTGTAGCGTCAAAGGAATAGGACTTGTAAGATAAGCAAGTTAAGAGAGAACCAAAGTCCTCAAAATTTTACTCTCTCTTAATCTTCTCAAAAGTTCTCACCTTTGCAAAGTAATCAATAACGATAAGGCGCCAAGTTACAGATTACATGAATTATTAATACTTTAAACTATAAAAAGATGAATATCCAAATTTTACAACAGAGCATAGCTGAGAACCAAGTTTTAGTAAATAACACTATTGATACAGTATTTGTAACCAGATTCTTAAACGGTATGCTAAGAATTCCAACAGAAATCCGTTTACGATTCAAGACACTCAACAA